TCTTTTTCAAAATATCCCAGACTGGTTGAGATTAACATATATGAATAAATGAATGTGTATTCCCTTTTAATAAGAAGGAACGCATGCGCGCGTGATATACTTTTATTTAAATGTAAAGAGTTATTTTAATATTTAATGAATTTAATTTAATTGTGTGACATATATAGAACAAACTCTCAGGATCGAGCCTAAGAGATTTTCTATAGTAAAGTGCCTGAGAGATGTTAAGGGCTGTGGGTGGCCTTATTTGAGCTTCTAAGGGGTAGTTCTCTGTTTGTATACTGTTTGTTCTACTGTTTGTTCTTATAGATGTATTCGTATATGTGAATGTATTTTAATGTTGTTCAAGGTGTATATAAAATACAATGGTATACAATCGAGTACCGAAAACCAAACATGTATGCAAAAGTATACAATATCATATTGCAATATGTGAATATCAACTAGGAAACATAAATACATATCTTGATATATGAATACGTGAATATGTGCCTGTCATCGTAGTTACAGGG